CTTGTGTAGCAATTGTGCCCAGCCCTAAGTTGGTTCTGGCACCGCCTGCTGTTGTAGCCCCTGTGCCGCCTTCAGTAACTTGAACCTGATCACCTGTTAGTGAAAACGCACCGGATGCTGATAACGTAGTGAACGCGCCTGTACTGGGTGTGGTTGCACCGATAGTGGTGCCGTCAATAGCGCCACCAGTGATGCTTACACCACCACCAGTTGAGAAAGCCTGTTGCCAACTACTTCCGTTATAAACTCTTAAGGTACTGCTGACGCTGTTAAAATACAAAGCACCAGAGATCAGAGCATCACCGTCATTATCTAATGTTGGATCAGAAGACTTAGAACCTAAGTAGCGCTCATCAAAGCTTCCAAAACTAGCACCTGCTTTAGCTGCATAATGTAAAGCAGAGAAACCAGTGGTTGAATCAGAAAGAGTGTATGAACTATCTTCAGGATTGATTGCAAGCTTTTCAGCATCAGCGGCTGATGTAGCAGCATCCGTTGTACTACCAAACAATGTATCAATATATGTTTTAGTAGTTAAGTCTTGAGCAGATGTAGGGTTGCCAGCATTGGTGACTTTAGAACCACCCATGTTGATTGCACCAGTCATAGTGCCGCCAGCTAAAGGAAGCTTAGTTGCAATAGAGTTGGTTACAGTGGTGGAGAAGTTGGCATCATCACCCAAAGCAGCAGCAAGCTCATTCAGCGTATCCAAAGCAGCAGGTGCAGCATCAATGACAGCAGCCACTGTACTATCTACATAACCTTTAGTTGCAGCATCACCACTGTTAACAGGAGTTGATAGGTTGGTAATAGTGGCAGCAGAAGCTGCATCCATATTCAAGCCACCGCTAATAGTTACATCATTGAATGTAGATGTACCTGTAGATGCTGTGACATTTCCTGTCAAAGTTCCTGTAACATTACCTGTGACATTACCTGTTAAATCGCCAGTTACATCTCCTGTAACATTACCTGTAACATTACCAGTGATGTCGCCTACAAAACCTGTATTAGCTGTAATAGTTGTACCAGTGACAGCAACAGCTGTGCTACCACCAATGACAACGTTGTTTATTGTACCGCCGCCAATAGCAGCAGTTGTTACAGTTCCTAAGTTGGAGACAGTTGCACCAGAAAAGTCTACAGTTCCTGTTGCAGTTACGTTAGTGAAACCACCAGCAACCTTTGATGTACCACCGATGATAGTTCCATCAATAGCTCCACCATTAATATCAACATTAGAGAAAGTAGAGGTGCCTGTAGACGTGATGTTACCAGTAACATTACCAGTAACATTACCTGTAACATTACCAGCTAAGTTACCAGTCACGTTTCCAGTGACAGCACCAGTAACATTACCTGTGACATTACCTGTTAAATTACCTGCTACATTACCTGTAACACCTCCAGTCAAGTCACCTGTAACATTACCTGTAAGGTTTCCTGTAACATTACCAGTAACATTACCTGTGACATTACCTGTAACAGCGCCAGTGACATTACCAGTTACATTGCCAACAAAACCAGTGGTGGCTGTAATCGTTGTACCTGTAACAGCAGCGGCTGTAGTGGCACCAATAACAACACCGTCAGCAGTACCACCATTAATGTCAGCAGTGTCAGCAACAAGGCTGTCAATGTTAGCTATACCATCAATGTACAAATCTTTGAATTCTAAAGAAGAAGAACCCAAGTCAATATCGTTATCTGTTACAGGAACAATGGCACCGTCAATAACACGAAGTTGCTCTACAGCTGAAGCTCCTACTTCTACAAACACACTTATGCGGTTATTAGTAGTATCAACTACTACTTTATTGTTTGCATCTAAGTCAGCTATTAAAGGAACGTAAGTGCCTTCAGCTGCTGTGCCGTCATGTTTATGTCCTGCAGTAGCTGAGAAAGCATCACGTATAGTATTGAACTCTGTGTTCAAAGGTGTTGCTCGTACTACAGCTGTAGGTACAATATCAGCAGCAGATTGTCTAATATATCCAGCCAAGAGTTTTCTCCTTATCTCTTATCATTATTAGAGTAGTTAATAACAATTCCTTGAATTGTATGGCTATCTCTAGTGTCGTTTGTTACATACTTAAAGGCAATGGAAAAACCAGAGCCTGATATATTTGTTTTTGTAACAGGTGAGGGGTTTCCATCATAAGTTGCGTCTGCATTATATAAAGCTTCGTTATAGTAAGCAGCTGCTCCTAATGTATTTAGTGTGTAGTTTGCAGGATTAAACACACCTACACTATCATCAAAATCGTAAGAGACACCTAACAATAAAGAAGATGATCCTTCGCTTCTTAAGAAGGTAGTTATAGTGTAGAAATTCTTTCTTAACGTAGGGTCCTCAAAATAAAAATGAGGTGTTTGATAAATACTTAATATGTCCTTATTATCAAAGGATACACCAACTTCCTGCCTATGCACTTTACCACTGGCGTCCCCGTGTATAACTATTTCTTCAATCCCTATATAACCACTAGAAGCACATGTAGCAGGTATATCATAAAGCTGTGAATACTCAAAGTTTAAACCAGAGGATGATTGTCTTAATCCCCCTAATAAACCAAATGAACCATCATTAGGTAGAAACAATCTAAACTGAGACTTCTTCTTAATAACAACACTGCTCAATGTCTCAGGGTCAATGCTTCCTGCAACAAGTTCTTGCAAGATGGCTGTTAAAGTAAACTGTATCTGTTTAGAAACAGTCTCTAACTCCACGTCTCCAATCTTAGAAGTACCTGCTACAGGTCTAAATCCATCTGGACTTAGAAATAAAAGATTACCACCAATCTCTATAACACTATCAGGAACTACACAACCTAAGTTTGTAGTTACATCAATAACACTAAAATCAATTATACTATTACCAACTAAACTTTTTATAGAGTTCTTACCAAAGATATACAACACATCTCTAAAAGGTTTAATCTGAACAATCTCAAAACCTACGTTAATAACTCCTGCTCCATTAGCTGGACTAAAATCTGTCTCAGCAAGAGGAGATGAAAAATAAAGATTAAAAGGCTCAGTACTGTCACCAGCTAAGAATAAATGATTCTTAAAAGCTGTACAGTATTTAGGAGCAGCAGGAGAATTAGCAGAAGAAAGCTGAGTGTAGGTAGTACCGTCATAGACAGCAGCACGGTTTACACCATCTACTAAAACCACTCTACTTGAGAACCAATTAAACTCAGTAAACCTAACTTTGTTTACAGCTGTCATGGATACAGACACAGGTGTAGTAACAGCCACCCACGCATCTGTAGAATCATCCCAATAATAAAAATAGTCTGTACCTGTTGATGGTGCTCTACAAGCTAAGATGGAATCATTAATACCTGTAACAACTTCTACACCTAAAACTTTACCTATACCGGGTACTGTTCCATAGTCATTACTATAACCACTTATTCTTCTATAGCCACCAGATGTAGCAGGTTCGTAATTAACAAGCTGTGTCGCACTGCCGGGTTCTTGTTCACCTTGTGCAAGTACATCCCTATTGGTGTTCATGCCACCAATACAGTTTACTTTAAAAGCACCTATACGGTCAGCCATTAAAACACCCTTGGGTTAAATTGAGTGGGTTGTAATAGCGTAGCTACAACAGCTGTTGGTTCATCCATCAAAAGTCTACGCATAATTCTAATGCCTTCTTCAAACTTAGTTTTATGTATTCCAGCACTTTGTTCATTAGATCTGTAGACCATCATATACACCATAGCACCATCAACTACTATATTGGTAAATCTATCAGGGATGATACAAACATCATCATGTAGCACTAAGTCAGAAGGAAAAGACCAGTATTTATATTCAATCTCATACACATCATCAGGTATAGGAGTTACACCAAACTTGCTCTCTTGTGTCTGAAATACTGTTGTAGGTATACTGTAGCCTGCTTCTTCTGAAGCTTCTTCTTTAGCTCTAAAAGAGTCTAGGTAGTTGGTGTAGCTAATAACAGGTATGCGCTTTGCATTGTTAGTTGTTAATTTCTTTAAGAAGAAGCTCTGCCAATCGACATTAGAAAAGTCAGAAGGGAAGTTATAGACATTAGTTCCTACTACCATTGTCTGTGTATTGGTAACTAATGTGAAAGGCCATTCTTGTGCAGAATGTAATATTTCTCTAATAGATGAATTGATTGCGTTCTTTGCTAATGCTTGTACGTTACGAGCACCCTCAAACTCTGTAGAGTCCATGACAACTTCACCAAGTCGTCTAAGCAATTCATTTGTTAAAGAAAGATATGTGGACATAATTATAAGAAATAAAAAGGAAAGCTGCCATTACAGCAACTCTCCTTTATTGGCAATTAAGCCAGTTGGTCGCGGTCAGCTTCAGCAGCTTCAGTGTCGCCTACAGAGCTAACGTCCATCAGCAAAGCCCATACACGCACAGTACCAGAGGTAGCAACGGTAGAACCAGCTTGAATAA